ACCCGTCACGCCGGTCAGCATCGGCGCCGCGACGACCTGCGAGCCGAAGGGAATGGTGACGAGGATCGATCCCGGTCCGCTCGGCGGAATGCCGGTGAGCGAGGTGGCCGGCGCGACGACGCTGATGCCGGTGAACCGGATGATCTGCTCGCCGACGCGGACCCATCCGCCAGTCGCCGGGAACGGCGCGCCCGCGACGCGCAGCGACGTGCTCCCGGCATTCACCTGCCCAACGGTCGTCGTCAGGCCGGACGTGTCGCCGGTCGGCGCGTTGGCGCCGAGCGAGCCATCAGCGGTCACATCGGTGACGCCCGTCGTGGTCGCGTTGTCCGCGATCGTCTGCTGCAGTTTCAGCTGCACACCGCCGACGGTCGTGCGATAGACCTTGCGTGCGGTGGTGCCGGTCGGGCCGGGGGCGATCACCGAGAGCGCCACCTGCGCCATCGCCGCCGTGTTCGTGACCGGCACGTTGGCGCCGAGCGACCCATCGCCCACGGCGTTATCCGTGAAGACCTGCGTGACGTTGTCCGCGAGCGTGGCCAACAACTTCAGCTGTGATCCGCCCACCACAGTGCGGTAGATTTTCCGGCCGGTGGTCCCTGCCGGACCTGCGACGCAGACCACGCGTCCGGCCTTCATGTTGGCCGTATTCGCGACCGGCAGCGAGCCGGTGCGGAAGTCAGCAAGGCTGGCCGATGTCGTGCTCAACGAGTAGCCGCCACCCTGCCACGCTGCGTACATGTCGCTATACCAGCCGCTGTACACGCCGTTGACATACATGTAAATCCGCCGCGCGGTGGCGCCAGCCGGATTTTCGCCGGGAAGCGAGAGGAACATGTTGTGGATCGACCCACCGATGAATGCCTGCGCGGTGATCGCCGTCGACGCTGGTCCGACCATCGTTTCGCCGGCCCCGTTTACGAACGTGAGCCGAAACGTGACGCTCTGCCCGGCCGTCGGCCAGCCGCCGCCCGGCCCGTACCCGGAGGGGCCGGTGTCGTTGACCGCTGTCAGGGCGAGCGTCGGCGTGGCGACCTGATACGTCGTCAGCGCCGTCACGGGGCCTGCGGTGGTTTCGCCTGCAGCGTTGACGTTCGTCACGCCGTACTGATAGATGCCGAGTCCAAGGTTGGCGCCGTAGAAGGCTTCCACTGCCGATGCATAGCCGGGGGCGGCGAGCGGACTAGCCACGGTGACGGTCGCGAGCGGACTCGGCATCGACTCGCCCGCGGCCGTGACATCCGTATAGGCGTACTGATAAGTGCCGTTGGTGAGGCCAGCACCGGACGCAGGCGTGGTGACCGGCGCCGTCGAGGGCGCGACGCCTGGGCCGACCAGTGATCCAACGTTGCCGAGATGCACGCCCGTGTAGGACAGCACCTCCGACTGCGCGCCGTCGGCCGTCGTGCTCGCGATCACCTGGCCGCCGGCGGGTTCATACATCGCGGCGTCGTTGAGCGGCAGCGTCGTCTCGCCCGCCGCGACGTCGGCCAGCAGCGCCTCGTGATGGCCCTTCCCGTTGCAGCGCGTGATCAGCTGCGAGTCGTCACGGGTGATGCGAATCGGCGGGTCGTCGAGGAACGGATAGCCGTCGGTGATCGGGTCGACCGGGTCGCTCGTGTCGACGAGAAACAGGTAGATCACGCCGTCGCGCGCGTTGCAGTAGCCGCCGATGGCCGTGGCCAGCTGCGTCATGCAGCCCATGAAGGACGTCGCGCCGTCGAAGACGATCGACACCAGCGGCAGGCCGAGCGCAATGCCGGCGGCCGAGAATCCCGGCGCGTGGTTCGCGACCAGATACTGCCCGATGGTCGTGGCCGATACGTTGACGAAAGTGCCGAGCGGCCGCCGTTTGTTCGCGCGCAACGTGTCGTCGACGGCATTGACCGGATACGCGAGCTGCTCCGGCAGCCCCTCGTAGGTCATGTCGTCGCTCTGAATCGTGCCGCTGAACAGCAGGCGCGGCGTGTCGCTGTTGACGGTGATGCGCAGCGGCTGGCCGCTCGACGGGCGCGGCGCGTCGATGGTGAGACTGCAGCTGTCCGGCGTCTCGTTGACGACCTCGTGGACCGACATGCCTTCGACGCGGGTGCGGACCTCGAGCCCGGCGAGCGCGACGCGCACGCGCGTGCTGCGCACGGTCGTGAGCGCCTCGGGGAACACGTAGCCGAGGCGGAAGTTGCCGAGGGCCGGGATGCCGAGGATGGCAGGTTGCAGGGCCATCAAGCGACCCCGACCTTCGTGCTCCGCAGAAACTTCTCCATGACCCGACGCGCCGTCTCCTCGGGCGAGGCCGAGCCGTTGACGTTGATCGTGATGTTCATCGGCGCGCCGCCGCCCTTCGGCACGACGAACTCACCCGCGTGCGCGAAGATCGGGCCGTCGCGCATCACCGGCCCGCCCGCCTCCATCTTCGGCATCTTGATCGGCACGGTGCTCCCTGGGCCAAAGCCATAGGGCTTCGTCCACTGGCCGCCGCCGCCGCCGCCTGGCACGAAGGTCGGCTCCGACCCCTGCGTCGGGAACGTCATGCCCGTGAACCCGGCGAAGGCCGAAGCCGCGGCGTTGGCCGCGCGCGTCGTGTCGTCGAGCGCCTGCGTGATCGGCGTGATGGTCGCCGGCGTCTTCGCCATCGCCGCATTCGCCGCGTCGACCGCAAGCGCGATCTTGAGTTCGTTCGCGAGGAAGTCTTCGTCGGCCTTCTGCCTGGCGCGAATCGCGGCCGTGACCTTTTCGATCGCCGCCATCGCCCGCGCGTCGAGCGCGTCCTGATTTGCAGCGGCCGATTTCTTGAAGTCGGCGAGCACCTTCGCCATCGCGAGCTCTTCGGCCATCGCGGTCGACACGGCCTTCACTTGCACGGCGGTGAGGCCGTACGCCGCCGCGAGCGTGCCCTGCGCGACACCCGCGGCGAGGTAGAACTTGATCGCTTCGACGACCTCGCCGTCGATGCCGTCGAGTGTGCCCCGCCAGCCCACGCCGACGGAGTTCAATTCGATCATCGCCGTCTTCCACGCTTTGCTGGCGGCCTCCGACTCCTTCAGCACGCGCGCGTCCTCGACGACGCTCTCGTTGAACAGCTTCATCCCGGCGGTGATCGGCGGCAGCGTCGCCATGATCCCCTCGAACGGCTTCGGGATTTTGCTGATGCGCTCGGTCGCATCGGCCGCGGCGTTCGTCGACGCCGCGTAGGCTTCGAGGAACAGGATGACCGACCCCGCCCCGGGGATGCCGATCGCCTCGGCCATGCCAGCGAAGCTCGGCGTCGCCTGCGCGGCCGCCTCGTCGGCCCCACCCACGGCGTTTTTCAATTCGCGCATGGCCGCGACCGCGAGCGGGTTCATCACGACGAACTTCCCGACGGCCTCTTCGACGTTGTTCCACGCGTTCGCCATCTGCTGCATCTTGCCGGCGTAGGTGTCGACGTCGGCCTGCGCCTGGCCGCCGAACTGACGGTTGATGGCCTCGAGCACGGCATCGAACCCCTTCGTGGCCAGCGCCGCCTCCGAGACGGTGATGCCGTATTTGCCGAGCGTTGCGGTGTGGCCCGCGGCCGCCTTCGCGACGAGATTCGTGGCGCTCTGCAGATCGATGCCGAGCCCGGCGGCCAGGTCGGTCGACGCCTTCAGCGCGCCCTGCATCTGCGACGGCATCAGGTTGCCGACCTGCGTGAGCAGGCGTTCCATCGACTGGATCTCGTCGTCGGAATAGCGGGTCGTGCGCTGGAAGGTGGCACCGAGCGCCGCGTATTGCGCGATGACTTCGGGCGTGGCGAGCGAGTGCTGGCGCAGCGCGGCGGTCAGCTTCACGTCGGCCGCCTCGGCGTCGGCATACGCCTTCACCGAGCCCGCGACGAAGTCGCTCATGATGCGAAAGCCGGTCGTGAACGCGCCGATGATGGCCTGCGCCGACACGAACCCGGCCGCCGCGGTGACGATCGACCCGGACAGATCGTTGAAGAACCCCGTCGACGCCGGCACCTTTTTGTTCAGGTCATCGAGCGGCACCTTCTTGACCGCGTCGGCGAGCGCCTGAATCTTCGGCGGCACCGTCTCGCCCATCGCGGTGAGCTTCGCGGCGGCCTCGGTGGCCATCGCGCCGACGCGCTGTAATTCCTTCTCGGTGAGCTTCGACGCGCCGCCGATGCGCTCGACGGCCTCGGCCGCGATGGTCGCCTGCTGGACGATCTTCACGCCCGACAACGAGTCGGTCATACGGTTCAGGCTCGTCTCGACCTTCCCCGAGCCGCTCTCGAATCCGCGCAGCGAGACTTCGGCCTTCTGGCAGGCGTTGTAGAACGATTCAAAGTCCGCGTGAAAACTGCCGCTCAGGGCCACGTGGGTTACTCTCCCGGTTTCGGTGTCAGCAGATCGACGAGGGCGTCGTAGTCGTCAACGTCTAGTTGACGGACCCACTCAACGGGCCAGTGACAGGCGACGGCGAGCTCGAGGTCGCGGCGTCGACTGGCGGCCCATCGGGGATTTTTTTTTGGGCGGCGCGCTCAGCGTTCATTTTCGTTTCGTGCGCTTCGATGGCGGCGTGGATCTCATCGAACCGCTCCGGCGACAAGCCGCGAATCGTCGCCACGCGATCCGCCTCTGACATCTCGGACGTCATTGCGACCGGCTTGCCCTGGTCGTTCGTCAGCGACCACCCGAGCAGATACGCCTCGACCTTCGACGTCCGCACCTCGCGACGCTGCAGCAGGGGCGCCTTCCCCGATCCGGCCTCGACGAACGGCGCCCACTTCGCATACATGTCTTCCGTCTCGCCGTGGTTCAGGCGCTTTTTGATGTCGATGAATTTGCCGTCGTGCAGCGTCAGGCGCTCCGGTTCCGGCGTGACGAAATCGCTCATCGGTTCCTGTTCTCCGGCGGCCCGAGGGTGGCCGTCAGCTGGTACGTGTCACGGTTGTGCGTCATCGTCAGAATCGGCCAGCGCCATTCACCCTTCGCGTGCGTCGCCACGAAGGTGAGCGGCGCCTGGGCCATCTTGAACGCGTCGGACATCACGACCGTGGCCGTGAGGGACCACACGCCGCGTTTGTTGCGCGAGACGGTGTAGCCCTCGATGGCCGCGCATTCGTAGTACTGCCACTTGATGCGGCCGACGACCCCGCGCAGCATCAGGCCGCGCTCGGGATCTCCCAGGGGCCGCCGGCGACGAACGATCCGCCGATCGTGACCGCGCCGTTGGCGTCGCACGACACCTTGCCGTCGATGAGCGCCTTGCCGCCGAAGAACACATCGGGCGTCGGCAGGTAAGGCAGCAACTTCAGATACGGTTTCACCGTCCCGAAGATCACATCGAAGATGATCAGCCCGTCGGCCGGGTCGTAGGCGCCGGCGTACGAGCCCTTGATGTCCGGCAGGCCGTCGACGTAGACCTGGTTGGTGTCGCCGAAGCAGGTGACCTTGACCTTATCCTTGCCGAGGTCGAGATCCCATTTGTTGATCGACGCGACGGCGAGTGCGAGCACGCCGCCGGCGCCAGTCGGGTCCATGCCCATCGAGCCGTGCGATCCGTGGAGACGATCTTCAGCTGCCATGTTCGATGTCCTCTGCTGCTGCGTTGACTTTCTACGCGGCCGGTGCCGCAAACAAGCGATACTGCCCGCCCGCGCGCGCGATCTGAATCGAGTGGTCGGCGGCGTCGATTTCGAGAAACTCCGTCGGTTCTTCCTGGTAGATGGTCATCAGCCGAAAGCCGGGGATGGTCAGCGTGCCGTTCGGGAGCCCGATCAGCGCGTCGATGCGCTCGGCGGCGTCGTGCACCGGCGTGAGGTTGCCGTCGTTCGTGCGCAGCTGCGCTTCGACGAGGTAGCGCGCGTCCTGATAGCACACGCGACCGAATTCGAGGACGTTGACGGCGGCGACGAGCGAGACGACGACGTAGCGCGTCGACGCGCCGCCGAGCTGCGAGTCGCCGGCCACGTTGAAGAACACGCCGTCGGGCGTCAGCGCCATCAGCGCCGCGTCGTTCCGCAGCCGATTCATGAGCGCGCTGGTGATCGCGCTACTCCGCACGGCCGGTGACCTCCAAGCCCGCGCGCGCGACGAGCGACGACAACGCCTGCCACATCTTGCCGCGCACCTTGATCATCGTTTTGACGAACACGTGCGTCGGCGCCGTCTTGCCCCACATCGTGCCGGTGGATTTGCCGCTGTCCCAATGCCGGGCCGCGGACCCGTTGTCGAAGAGCCACGCGATCGGATCTTTGACGCGCACGCGCACGGCGGCGCCGTAGAGGCTGCGTTCCTCGACGACCTCGACGGATCGTTCCAGGTGATGCGTGACGGCGTGCTGCGCATAGACGGCCGTGACGCTGTCGGCGGCCTCGCGCGCGTGGGACTGGATGATGTCGCGGGCCTCCTCCTGCAGCGCGGCGGGCAGGCGCCGCAGCTCGGCGTGGAGTTCCGCCAGGCCGGTGAAGACGAACCGGTTGTCGCTCACGCGACGACCTCGACGCAGACGAGCGCCATGCTCACGCCGCGCTGATCGGGATCGGCCACGCCCTTCACCGCGAACACGCGCCCGTTGAACAGCACGCGCGTCTTCGTCGTGACCTGCGGATGAAACGGCCCGCTGATGATGTGGGTCGCGGTGGCGACGAGGGCGCCGGCGGCAATGCGCTCAAGGTCGGCGGTCGCCGCGCTGGCGATCTCGACCTGCAGCGACGGCGGCACCAGATCGGTCCACGTCTGCGTGAACCCGCCATCGTCGTTCGGCACGCGCGGTCCTGGGTTCTGCAGCATCACCTTGTGCGGGCGGTCGCGAATCGGCGTCGCGGGACCGATGCTCATACGAGGCTCACCGGGAGATAGCTGCTCATCGCGTCGTCGTAGCCCTGCGGCGTCGTCGAGACGATCGTGCCCACCGTGGCCAGGTCGCGCCCGGCGGTCGCGTAGTGCGCCGTCAGCAGGCCGACCGCGTGCACGAGCAGCGGGTGCGCCTTCTTGAGCAGCTCCGCCGTCGTCCAGCCCGCGACGACGATCAACTCGAACGGTCGAAACGATCGCCCGTCGGACGGCCAGACGGCACCGCTCGTGAGCCCGATGCGGCCGTCGGAGTCGACGAGATACGACGCCGGGTCGACCGTCGTGACCACGCCTGCCGCGTCCGTCGATTTGAGCGAGGTCACCGACTGCAGCGGGCGCAGCGGCAACGGAATCACGCCGCCGGGCAGCGCATCGAAGTAGAGCGCCCACGTCTGCGTGAGCAGGGCGTAGCCGCTGTCCTTCTCGACCTTGCTCCGCGCCGCCGCGAGGAAGTCGAGGAGCATCGGATCGCGCGAGTCGCCCACGACCCAATCGAGGCCGGCGCGCCCCTTGACTTCGGCGAGCGTCAGCGGTTCCACGGCCGGCGGCACGGTGAGCACACGGGTGACGTGCGCGGCCTGCGGTCGCGACGGGCGCCACCAGTAGGGCGGTTCGGTCCAGGTCATCGGCCCTTGAAATAGTTCACGAGGAAGACGACGAGGAAGACGACGAGGATCACGTGCACGAACGGCCCGACCGGCACGACGAAGGCGCCGAGGAGCCAGAGCACGAGGAGGATGATCAGCAGCGTTTCCATGTCAGCTTCGCTTCCGCTTGCGATACGTGCCGGTCGTGAACGCGTCCGGCGGCACCGGCACGCCAGGCGGCAGCGTCGCCGCCACAGCGATCGCGTTCTCGCGCTCGGCGGCGGCGGCCGCGTCCCGCTGCGACAGCTGCGGGATGGTGATGACCGCGGCGCCGCCACACGTGCTGTGCGCGGCGCCGCAGACTCCGCAGGGACCGGGGTCGTCGATCAGCATTACGAAATGGCGACGCCGTAGGGCGTGCCGTCCGGCACCCAAAACCCGTTGTCGGCGATCAGCGTGATGTTGCTGCCGACCTTGTTCGTGAACGTCAGCACGTCGTCGCCGGCGTTGCCGCCCAACCCGCCCGCGCAGGTCACGACGTGCGCGAACGCCGTGCGGCTGACGATCGTGAGCCGCATCCCTTCCTCGGCCGCCGTCGGCACAGACAGGGTGAAGGCGCCGACGCTGGCCTTCGTGAGCGCGTGGACGCCCTCAGCGTGCGTGATCGGGCCGTCGACGAGGTTCGCGACGTCGGCGTCGGCGTCGGCGCCGGCGACGTACTGATTTTTGACTGCGTCGTAACGGGCCATCGTTCGTTCTCCATTTCAGTTGAGGCTGACGGCCTCGATGTCTGTCGAGCCGCACGTGCGGCAGCGGTAGACCACGACGTATCCGTCATGGTGCGCCGCCATCGGCCGCCCACTCGGCGGACGGCCTTGGTTCTGCGTTGCGCAGGCGTCTCGACATTCCCATGAACAGTAGAGCCGCCACCCCAATCGCTGCCGTCGCTGTACATATCCCGGTGCCCTCTGAAAGGCCTTGCCGCACTGCGCGTTCGCGCAGACCACCGTGATCCAGTCGGCTTTCCGTGTTCCTTTATCCGCTCGCGTCTTTTTGTTCCGGTAGCGGCACTTCGAGCACCGCTGCTTTTTCGTCGAGGGAAACGGCACCGTGAATGAACGGCGACACTGCGAGCATTTTCGTTTCTGCACGCTCGCAGTATATCGCCGTTCATATTTCGGCTATGCCAATCCGGTGACCTTGCCGAACGCGGCCTCTCTGTAGACGGCGAGGGCGCCTCGCTCCTCAATGAGAATAGCCACCTTATTCTCGACGAAGTACCCCAAATGGCTGTTGCTCATCGCGGCCTTGACTCCACCCTTGCGGAAGAACTGCGCGCATGTCGCGAACGCGCCGACGAGCGCGGTGTTGGCGACGATGGCC